AACCTCAACCATAGGTCTTTTTACAATCTTCTCACCTTTCTTTTCTTTATAATCATCTGGAAGCATTTTATAATAAGGTACTTCTGGATCAAACTTATTAGGCGATTCTTTAAACTTCATCATTCTAATAGAGCGCCATTGAACATCAACAACTCTAATTTTTAATGAAGTATCTTGTGTATATATATATGAACTAAATGGTACATTGTTTTCAGCATACCAGGCAGATTCTTGATTTTGTAATTCTTCTAAATAGTCAATATCTTTTTTAGTAAGCATATGCCCCCACCTATCAATAATTTCATTAATAGTAAAATATTTATCTACACCAGCATATAGTGAATCTTGTAATGATTCTTTATCAGAATCAGGGTCGTATATAACTGTTCTTGGGTCTAACCTTTCTGGTACAGGGTCTCCATTTTTAGTAACAACTCTATAGAACTCTTTAGATGTTACGCCCATGTCAAAGAATCCTCTTTTAAAGATATTCTTTAAATCGTATTTTTGAATAAGATATTCTAAGCCTACATGAACTTGATCTTCAATTGCATCTCTAAATTTATATTCTTGAAATGCTTTAACATCTTCAGGAAGTTCCATTCCTAAATCTTCATCTTGAAACTCTACACCAGTAGCTTCTGAAATTTTAGCTCTTAAAGGTCTTAAAATAAATTCTGCTGCAACTTGAATTTTCTTTTCATTCTTACGTCTTATAGCACTTCTATTAACTACAAAAGCTGTGAAAGATAAAGGTTGAGATATTAATTCTCCAATTAATAAATCAAGCTTAGGCATTATAATTGGATAATTTACTAAACGAGCTGGAGCTGTTATACCATACATGTCGGTAACATACTCAAATTGTTTAATATCAAAATAACCTTCTGCTATTAGATAATTTTCGTGATCCTTTACTTTTTCATTCCGGTATCTATCTCCTGTATCTTGATATCCTAAGATTGCATTTACACAGTCTAATACCCATTCTTCGTTTTTCTTATCAGCAGGAATATTTTGTCTTGGAAAATTTACACTATCGCTCATTCCTAATCAAAGTTATAATCAAAAGTAGGATTTTTTGACCTCTTTTGAAAGTTATTATTATTATTATTATTTACTGTAACTATTGATCCATCACTTTTTCTTTTAAAATGTGGATAAAAATCTTTTACAGCATCTTCTTCTTCTTCTTTATTAACAATATGTCTTGTTGTGTCCATATCGTGTATTAAAGCTAATCCAAAAGCCATTACTCTATCTGTATTTCTTTTACCGAAAACTGCCATTTCTTCTAACAATCTCATAAAATAAATATCTTCATAATGTTTTTTAATATACTCATCTACTAATTCTACCAATAAAGATTTTTGGTAACTCTTCATATGAATACCATACTTATTAGAAACTTGACTATACGGTGAATCTGCAGAGCGTGGTCTTTCTTTTAAGTACCTGGTCATATTATGTTTAATAAAATACTTTAAAAAACCATCATCATTATATTCAACCAAAATTTGACATTGATAATAAACTGCTAATTTTAAACAGTTCTCATAAAATTCTTCTTTAGAATAAGGTCTATCTGTATACATAGCAACTGGCAATTCTCCAGGAATATCCATATTAACAAATCTACGATACACACACATACAACCATCTGATTCTTTATCACTTATAGAATTTTCTAATGAATCATCAACATGGTATGGATCAACAGCTGATACATGTACATTTTTAAAACTTTCTAAATTTTCGTGTAATATTTCAAAAGTACCATCAGAACTATATTCTACATCAATCTTAGAACCTAATATGTATTTCCCTTTACTATTTTTTTGCCAATGTAAATTTGCTTTTCTAACAATATTTAATTTTTTATTAGTAAGTATATTAGTTGTCTGAATATTAATTTTATCTAAATCAAAAGGAGTCGTGCCTACTTGAAGAAACATATGCTCTTCTTTAAGTGGCATCTCCTGTCTGAATGCATAATATAAAGCTTTATCTCTTGCTTTCTTTTTTTCAGCAGCTCTATGTTCTATATGTTTAGTAGCTCCTTCAACATCACTAATCCCAGTTTTATAATGAAAAAATCCATGATATACTTTAGCAGCACTAATAAATATTTTCTTTAAGTTATATTCTTCTGGATTATAATACATCTCCATAAAATCTTCACTCTCATTACTTATTTGATTTGAAGTACCACCAATTATTGGTACACCAAATTGTAAAGAACCTTCTCTAAAACATTCTTCATTAGCGTAATAAGCTTTCTTGAGTTTTTTAAATTCACCAGCTTCTTCAAGTACCCAATATGTCATTGTAGTTCCACGAAAAGCATCTGGCTTATCCATTACTCTAAAATGAATCATACTCTTCATTCCTTTCTCTACCCACTGACCTTCTTCTTTTTCTTTATAACCTGATTGTAGTATTAATTCATTATTATGTAATGTTTGACTACGCATTTCAGTAGGTAATGCATAATATGACATCATCATCTTTTTTCGAAAATCTTGTACATAGTGTTCCATTTGAGCCCCTATACCATTTTCACTGTCTGGATATAAACTCCATTCTGCTAAAAGTATATTAGCATTCATAAATGAAAATCCTTTTCGTCTTGCTTTTCCTACTATAATACCATAACCACCTTCTTTAGCATTATGTATTTCAGTATAGTATTCGTGGTCTTGATCTCGATAGCTTGGAGCCATCATTCTCTTTCTACCAGTCTTTTCATCGTAAGCATGTATCTTAGAAAAATTTAAATAGAAATAATATGGCCCTGGCATAAATGTACCACCAGTAGGTTTCCACCCTTCTCTACATCTTCTTATTTGTTCGTTCCAATAGTTGCTATGGTCAATAGAGCCCCTTCTTAATTTCTTAGAAGTCTTATCAAAAAGTACTGGTCTATATTTATCTCCACTAATCAACTTTCTTCTAATCTTAATTTATTTTCTAACATACTAAAGTTTTCACTACTTGTACCTTGAATTTTAGAGTCACTTTCTCTATCCTTTAAAATCAATGCTTTTATTTTATCTCTTGCTACAGCTGCCTTTTCCATTTTGATTGCTATGTCATTTAAATCTTCTAAGTTACTTTGTGTAGGAACCATTGCCCTATACACCTCAGTTATTAAATACATTTGCTCACTCATAGCATTATACTGGTCAACTAAAGGATCATATTGTAATTTTTTATATTCCTCTAATGCTTCCAATACTAATTTCTCATCACACAGCTTATTCTTGTAACTCTCAAAAATACTATAAGTTACAGTCCTTACTCTTTCTTTTTCTGGCAACCTACGATAAGGAGATTTATAGTCAGCCATAGCTACTATCCATCTAACCATATTACTTCCCATTCGTTTATGCTTATATACTTCCCACAGCTTAGGCATTAATGCAATTGAATTATCTTGCATAAATACATTACCCTCTCTATCAATCTCTATCAATTCGTTGTACATGAATATTGTTTTCTTTCTTATACTTTTCCCATTCCTCTTTCCCCATCATATCCGGAAACTTTTTTGTATCACATGAATATATAGAATACATTTTGTTTGGAACTGTACAACCACATACTTCACATTTACCTTTAGGCAAACAAGTATGCTTGCATACATTCATACGATAAAGTACTTGTTCTTTTTTGTACCAATCTAACAATTGAAATTTATCGGCAAGCATTTTTAAATTGCCTTCAACGTATGAAACTATTTTTTCCACCATCCTCTATTACTCTTATATGCTGGAGTAACCTTATCCGATTTTTTATCTTTCTGTTGTTGTTTGATGTATGCATCAGTAGCTTCAGCTAATCTCATACCAAATGCTTTTTTATTTATATTCGATCCCATATTAATTTAATTTATGTTTAAAATTTAATTCTATTAATAAATTATGAACAGCAACTTCAGATTCTTTTTTATGCCGCTGCTCGACATTTCTTTTCTCTAATTTAAGAAATTCATATATAGCATCAATCTTTTCTTCAGTTAATGCTATTTGTTCATTAGGGCAATACACCCCATTTGTATTGTAACAATATGTTCCATCTACAAATAATGTATAAGAATTTAATCTTACTACTTTAACATAATTAGTCATTCCATTTTAATTTTAAAAGGTTAAACACAATTAACTCAAGCAGATATGCCTGAGCTTCGTGATTGTCTGGAGTACACTTAATTCCCCTTGCGGATAATATGTACCAACAAACATGTAATGATTCATGTACTATAACTGGTATGCTCTGTATTCTGAAAAATAAAATATGTATACCGTCAACGGTACAACTATAACCTTCTGTATCTTCTTTTATGTCAAATCTTGTCTTTGGAAATCTTGTTCTTAATGTCTCTTCATTATTAAATACTAATAACTTTGCTTTATAAATTGGTATTTCAATCGTTTGAATCATCTACATATCAAATTTATTAATTATTTTTAAAGTCTTACTTTAAACTTTATCAACGTTTTCAACATGGAATTAACAGACCCTAATAACCTTATCTCTCAA